CGGTGGGGCTCTTACAACTTTTTACTTTGCTATGACAACAGCGATATATATGGATCAAAATAACAAGATAGTCAAGTTTTTTGAGATATATACTTTTTATTTTTTAGCGTATTTTTTTATATCCAGACATATACTTATTGTTATAGGTAAATCAAATAATCAAAACAAGGAAACATTATGGCATCCCCAGCAATCTATAGTAAAACACTTCTTTATGTAGCAACCGGTTCAGGTGCTCCAGTAGAAATCAACGGCGTAACCAACATTGGTGGCCCTAACTTCAGCAAGCCTGACATTGATGTTACTAATATGAGTAGCACAGCCAAGGAATACAAGGCTGCTGCTCTAACAGATCCGGGTACACTAACCTTCGGTCTGCAATACAATCCAGCCAATGGCGTTCACCAGTTCATCGTTTCGCAGAGTGCTAACACTGCTCTTGCCAACGATATCTTCCATATCAAGTTCAGTGATAACACCAAGTGGGGCTTCAGCGGCTCATTCACCGAGTTTAACATCACTGCTGATGATCCATCGCAGGGTATTCTTACTGCCGATGTATCTGTTCGCTTGTCTGGTGCAGTAAACTTTAGCCAGTCCTAACTAATCTTTAGATTATTTGATATAAAAGACGATATTGTAAAATATCGTCTTTTTTTTTGTCTGAATAGCAAGGCTAAAAGATATATATAGATATTATGTTTAAGGGAAAACACACTGAAGAGACTAAAAAGAAGATATCTGAAAGCCGCCGCAAATATAAGGGTGACAAACATCCACGATTTGGTGCAGAGTGGACAGACGAGCAGCGTGCCAAGTTTATTCTTACTATGCACGAGAAAAGAGTAGAAGAACAAAGAATAAAGATGTTCATAATCAAATATGACAGTCTATATAAAAAGTTTCAGAAAGAAATAAAAAATAAGGAATAATCGTGGATTTATTATTTTCCAGTGGAAGTATAGTATATACAGGAAGTTGTTTTTCTGGTATATATGGTATTCAATGCCACGAAACATCCAAATGGTATGTTGGAGAAAGTATTCACGTTCCACAGAGAATAGAAAAATATCTAAATACCATTCAATCTACTCAACCACTAATAAGTTCATCATTTGCAAAATATGGGAAAGAAGCATTTAGTTGTTATAAGCTGGAAGAATGTGCAATAGAAAAATTACATAGTAAAGAAACTGAATGGTCTATCAGATTAGATAGTATAGCTCCAAATGGATATAATTTACGCATTGGTGGCAATGGTAAGTATATATGCAGCGAAGATACACGAAGAAGGATTAGCGAGTCCCTAATAGGAAAAACGATTTCAGAAGAAACACGGTCTAAAATGTCAAAGACGAGAAAAGGCAGAGTGGCCCATAATAAAGGAAAATCTCCATCTTTTATTTCTATAGAAAAACAAAGAGCAAAAATGATAGGAAAAATATTTACAGAAGAACATAAACGTAAGATTGGTGAGGCCAACAAGCGTAGAAAAGGAATGAAGTACAAAAAAACTTTAGATAGAAAACAAATAACAATAAACAAAAGGAACTCAAATGTTTGATAAAATAAGTCTACGTTCAATGTGCCACTATGAAAAAGTAACTGGCAAAAACGCAATGGAACTATTCCAAAAAGAAGGCAAGTCCGCAACAGACTTGCGAGACTTGGTATTTCTTATCAAGTATACCAAGGATCAAACCACTACATTTGATACAGTTGAGAACTTGAGTAGTGAAACATTCCAAGCCGAACTAAACATATTTAGCGAAGAACCTAAATGAAGAAGATATCGGCACACGATATTGTGGCATTTGCCATAGTAGAACTAAATGTGCCGGTTGCACTTGAAGACTTGTATAAAATGAGTCCAAGTGATCCATTGTATATAGCACTCGTAGGTGCTTGGAAGGAAAAAGAAAAAAGGGCAGACTTCAGGACTGCCCTTCTTTGTAGTGTAATGGCAAACTGTATGGGTGGTGGCAAAAAGAAGTATGAGCCAAAAGACTTTATGCCGCAGCCAGACAAGAATGTAAATGAGCAAGAGGCTGATATAAAATCGCAGTTTATAAAATATATGTCGTCTAAAAAAGACTAAACAGACTGCGTTTATAATACTTATATAAAAGAATATTATAATCTATGAGCACCATCAGCACCATCGCCGTTGATTTTATAGCCAATGTATCAAAGTATCTACAGGGGCTAAAGATTGTTGAAACTCAAACAAAAAAGACAGCAAATGATGCCTCAAAGAGTTTTGATGGCATATCAAACTCTGCTAAAAAGACTGGTAGTTCCATTGGCTCATTGAGCCGTCAACTAAATCAACTTCGTAATATTGCAGTTGGTGGAGCATTTGCCTCTTTTGCTAAACAAATACTTGACTCTGCTGGTAGATTACAGGATCTGTCTGATCAACTAAATATAAGCACATCAAACTTGCAAAGATTTGAGAGTGTATTTCAGAAAAGTGGAAATACATTAGAAGATGTAAGCAATGTATTCAACAAACTACAAAAGAGTGCCATAGATGCGTCAGAAGGAAATAAATCTTTACAGGATGCTTTTACACAGTTAGGTATTGATGCCAATAGTTTTATACAACTGTCTCCAGAAGATAAGGTAGAAAGGTTCTCCAGAGCATTAGATGGTATATCTGATCCTGCCAAAAGAGCCGCACTTGCTCAAGAAGTTCTTGGTAAAAGTTCAGCAAAAGTATTAAATGCTCTTCAGGATATTGCAGCATCTGGTGGTATAAAAAAAGCCACGGATAGTATTTTTGTAAACAGTGAAGAAGCAATAGCAGCATTGGATAGACTTGGTGATAGTGCTACATCAACCTTTACAACTATTACACGAGCAGCAATAGAGTTTGCTGGACAAGTAGTATTGGCGACACAACAGTTGATGAACCTGCAAAAAAATGCACCGGGTGGTTCAACAACAGGTGCTGCGTTTATGGGTCAAGGTGGATTGGCAGGTGCTGCAAACTTTAGAAAGGCTATAGAAGAAGCACAAGGTAGAGCAAATACTGGTATTGGCGATGTGGCACAGGCACAACAAGAACAGGCATTGCTACGCCAAAGAGCAGCGGCAGATAGAGAAAGAGCAGCCGCACTTGCATTGCAGGCAGAAGCATTTAGAAAAGTAAGAGATAGTATTCTTGCCAGCATTGACCCTGCGGCAAAATATGCCTCGGAAGTAGATAAAATAAATGAACTGGTAAAGAAAAATAGGTTGAGTGAAGAAGATAGGCTCAAACTTATTGCTGGCATTTCACAGGCTTATGTATTTGCGGTTGACCCGGTCAAAAAATATGCCGCAGAAGTAGCAAAGATAAATGCTGATAAAGGTTTATCCGAAAAACAAAAGGCTGATAATATAAAACTTCTTGGTGCTGCATATGATGATGCTATTGACCCAGCAAACAGATATAAGAAAATCTTAGAAGATTTGGATGCTCTTGTTGCCAATGGTATAAGAACAGACCAAGAAAGAAGAACAGTAATAGATAGTTTAGGTAGTTCATATAGAGCATTATATGACCCAACAGAAAAATACTTGAAACTACAAAGAGATTTGATTGCTTTACCAAGAGGGTCAAATGTCAATATATTGGATGTTTTACGCAATAGCAATAAAGAGGTTAGAGATATATCGAGACCATTAGCAGAGTTGGATGACAAACTAAAAGAGTCCAATGCATATTTTGAGGCACTTGCAAAGACTGAAGTTGCTACATTACAAAAGATATTGCAGGGATATGAGCAACAAGGCACATTGACTCAAGGAAGGCTTGAGTTATTACAGCAAGAAGCAGCTGCAATACAAGCCAAGTATCAAACAGAAGCAACATTTGCTGCACTAACCATCAAACAACAAAAGGATGCGATATATCAAAGAGAAATTGCTATAGCACTAAACGACAAGCAACTTCTTGGTGAAGCACAATATACAGAAGATCTTGTTAGAATAAATAAACTTCTTGCAGCATCCAGAGAGTCGGAAAAAGGTGCTATCAGATTGGCTCTTACAGATCAGCAGAAAAAGATAATGCTTCTTCAGGCAGAAGCAAAGGTATTCTTGACCAGAAATGAAGCAATAGCACAAGGCTTCCAGTATATGTCTGACTTTGCTGACCAGTTCAGCAGAGCAATAGTAGAAGGACAGAACTTTGGTGATGCCCTGAAGAATGTATTCAAGAGTATTCTAAAAGACATCACTGTATTGATATTACGCACAGCAATACTGCAAGGTATAATGGCTTCCATAGGATTTATAAATCCTGTTGCTGGTGCAGCATTTGGACAACTAACTGGTCTAACTCCAAGAGCAAGAGGTGGTCCTGTTGCTATGGGTGGAGCATATCGTGTTGGTGAAGCAGGTCCAGAAACATTTGTTCCAGCACAGAATGGATATATACTGCCAAATGATATGCAACCGGGTGAGTCAACCAATGTAGTGCAGAATATATATGTGCAGACTGGTGTTGCCCAAACTGTGCGAGCAGAAATGCTACAACTATTACCACGCTTCAAGAGTGAAGCAATGGCTGGTGTTCTTGATGCCAGACAGCGTGGTGGTTCATATGCCAAAGGAATATCACCAGTCTAAAATATAAAATATTATGCCGTCATATCCCATTTCATATCCAACTAATACCAGACTACAGCCTCGTAGCATAGATTTTACATCAAGATCAATCGCCACGCAGTTCCAATCGCCATATACTGGCAAGACACAGATATATCGTTATGGCGGTCAATGGTGGGAACTGACTGTTACACTTGCACCACTATTCCAGACAGATGCCGAGGAACTGACTGGATTTCTAAATGCTCTTGCTGGAACTACTGGCACATTTACATTCAAGTTACCAAGCAAGTTTTTGATATCAAATACTGTTGGTATAACAACCACAGCAACTGGTAATGACTTTACTGTAAGCAGTGGCACGGTTCAGGTTGGCAAATATGGATATGATAATACCAGCAACAGACTTGTTCAGTTTACAACTGCAACATCACTATTTCCAAAGTTGATACCAAGCACAGCATATAGCATCAATACAAGTGCTGGCGTAAGAATGCGTCTGGCAACCAATGATGTAAACTATAGCGTTGATCAAATGATGATTACTGGCATTACAATCCCAATGATTGAAGCAATATGAGTAGACCTAATGTAACAGATACATATGTTAGTAGTAGCGTAACACTGATACAGCCGTATTTTGCTGCATATCTTGACTTTAGTGGTAGTGCTCCTGTGCGTTTATGGACAGGTAATACCAGTAAATCATTCAGTGATATAGGCGGCAGTGGTGATTATCTTGGTGTTGGCACATTTGGCAGCATATCCACAGTTACAGAAACAACTGAAGTTGCTGCCAAGACAATGGATCTTACATTATCTGGTATACCTACAGAATATGTAAGTCTTGCCTTGAGTGGATCATATCGTGGCAGAGATGCTGTAGTATATCTTGTATTGTTCAATACAAATATGAGCAGTTATGAGCAAGTAACACTTTTTAGAGGATATATGGACCAACTTCTTATACAAGAAAGTGCTGATATATCAACCATAACTGTAAAATGTGAAAGCAGACTCATAGAACTAAATCGCACCAAAGATGTGCGTTATACAGATGAAGCACAAAAGCAGTTATATCCAAATGATAAAGGCTTGGAGTTTATATCCAGTATGGCAGATAAAGCCGTATATTGGGGCACAAGTGCTCCGGGCAGCACTGGCAATAGTGGCGAAGATGATGGTAATACAGATGGTTCAGGAATGTCATCATAACTATGTATATTGACTCTACATTTTATACTAAACTATCTGAACTTCATAAAGAGAAGTTTGATTGGTCAAAGAACAACTGTGGCTTCTTTGTTGGCAAGATGCTAAAGCATATGTATGGCAAGGATTTTTTATCTGAATATATTGATAAATGTGTTGATGAAAAAGCAAGTTGGAGACTGATCTTCCAAAAGGGTGGTTGGCACGGTGTGCTTACATCTGCCGGATTTAGCAAACGAGAAGATAATGCCATATATGTTGGAGATGTTGTCATAGCAGAAAATGCCATCGGTATATTTGATGGCAATAAAGCATTGTTTGCAGGCGGTGCATTCAGAGACAGAAATAAAATAACAAGTGTATACTATTATACGGAGAAATAAAATATGCCACAGATTATCCCAGCAGTTGCTACATTGATATTAGAAGTTTGGGGAGCAGTCGCTGTAAGTATGCCTGTTTGGGCTCCTACTGCCGCCACATATGCTGCTTATGCCGTCGTTGCCGCAGGCACATATGCCAGCATACGATCAATGCAAAAGATACCAGCATTTGGCAATCTGCAAAGCGACGCCAATGGCAAGATTACAATGACAAGAGACACCATAGCATCACGCAGAGTGATATATGGCATCAATCGTGTATCTGGTCCTATATTATTTATCAGCACCAACAGCAGCAACTTCTCTGGTAAGAATGAGTTTTTACATATGATTGTTGGTATTGCTGGACACGAAGTAAGCGAGTTCAAGAATATCTTCTTCAATGATGTGGTTGCTTTTAGCAGTGGTAGCGGTCAAAGTACAATATTCCCAGCCGATAAACTGGCAATGACATATAAGGTTGGTACAAATAACCAAACAGCATATGTTATGACGCCTGCCACAGAATGGACCAGTGATCATAGACTAAATGGTATCGCCAGTATATATGCCAAACTGGTTGCTGATCCTGCTGTATATCCTAATGGTATACCAAATATATCTGCCG